CCCATCTTTCGTATATATAGCATATTGATTATTTTTTATTTCCAATACGCCATCACGAATAGCTTCAGCTCTTATAGGTCTAACTTGTGTTGAAACACCAGTAACACCAGCTATATCACCAAATAAAACTTTAGTTTCTTCAGGTTTATCTGTATAAAAACCATCTTGCTGAGTTACATATAAAACTTGTCCAATAACTTTATTATCTGCTGTTTTATCAAGAGCTATATTGTCAATATAAATAGGATAGTATTGACCAGGTGTAGCTCTTGTAAAACCAAATAATTGTATTAGTATCTCACCATTTGTTGGTGCTTCGGGTAAATCTAATTTAACTGAATAAGCATCTATAACATCTGATGAGTTATCTACATTAATAGTACAAGTAGTTAATTGCGTTAGCCAGCTATAATTATTATCGTTAGCAGGGTTACCTAAATAATACTCACCTAATTTTATGCGCATTTTAAATGTTACAGATGAAGTAGCATTATTTAGAACAGGTGTAGCATCTCTAACAGGTCGGCCATTCACAGTTGCTACTGGTTGATTATTAGGCACCGAATTATTTTGAGATGTTTTACCAATGTTAAACGTTATACTAATTTTATCTAACTTTGTTACTAAAACTTTTGAAGACTCTAAGTATTTACCGCTATTAGCAAGTTCATCAAATTGTAAAGCAAAATCACCACTACCTATTTTACCAGTAGTTGTTATTATTTGTTTCTCAATGCGCGATATTTTTATACCACCATATTTTGTCCATCCTGCAAAATTTGAACCATTCCAAATTTCAAAATTACCATTATAAAATAAAAAAGGAACTTCACCAAAATCAACTATTACTTCTGCTCTTTTATAAGCATTACCAATTCTTAAATATGGATTAGCATCAAGTATAGATATATCTTCACCATTACAAGTAGCTTCACGTTGATTAAATAATTGCTCACCACGTATAAAAAAACCTTTATAATTATATAAGCGCTTACGTAAAATACTATTAGCCAATTCAGCTTGTCTAACAAAATACCAGGCACCATTATCTTGTACAATAAAAGCTCCAAACTGTAAACAAATAGATTTTAAAACATCATAACAATTAAAGACTTTACCTTTATTAGTAAAGCGTAAAGGATTAACAGTAGCTTGCGCAAGAGGGTCATCATTTATTGTTGTTGACATTTTAGCTTCATAAACATTAACTATTGTATTAATATCTAAGTTTAAATTTGTCATCGATAAACAGTAGCAAAGTATTTCTAAAAAGTTCTGCCTAATATCAGCGTTAGCTCCAATTGGCATTGGATAAGTTATTTTTTTAAGTGCGCCAAGACCATCAGTAGCTCGCCAAGTTACATCATAGGGTGTAGCTTTAAACTCTTCATTTGTCTCAGCTGCAGTACCAAAACCTAAAAACTTTTGTTTGCCATCTCTTAGTATTTTAACTTTAAAATCACGTTCATCAGTGGTATACAATTGCTCAAGATTAAAAGATGCATCTGATACTAAAGTTAATATTAACTCAACCGCTCGTATTGGTGTATCTTTTCTGTCTTCGTTATTTTTATAGCTTAATATTACAGGATTTTTTCCGCTATTTTTTATTAATATAGGATCACCAATAAAATTACGCTTATAAATATTTATATTAATAGCTACGCCTTTTTTATCACAGTAATTATGATAAGCATATAAGCCATAAGGCGCTTCTCCCCATGGGTTTGGTGCAACAAATGGTTCAGGTATTGGTTGTAAATAACCACATTTTGGTGCATTTATATCTGCTTGTGTATATGCAAATGGCTTACAATTTTGTGAATAAATTCTATAATTAGTAAAAGTATCTAAATTACAAAATTCAGTTATTAATTGATCGTTTCCAAAATGCCTATTATTTTTAGCATAATCAGCAATACAATTTTCAGGTAGTGGATAGCGTTTACCCGGTACTGCGCTATTTGTGATATTACCATTTTCATCAACAAGCACATTAGTATCGTACCAAGTACTTCCACCTACGCGGACACCAAAATTATCAATAATCCAAGCAGACATTAGGTTAAACCTCCCATTCTTTTTGCTACTTTATTATAAGCTCTGTAAATATCTTCACCACGTAATTTATCATCAGCTATAAAAACATTATCGCCGCCTGCAGGCAATAGCCCTTTTAGTTTATTAAGTGGGGCAACTACTTCTGGATTTGACTTAGCCCCAGCATATTCACCCATTAAACCCATAGTCGGTCCGGATATAATACCACCTGAAGCAAATTGACGAACAGGCGCATTTTGAGAGCTTGTGGTTTGACCAGTTTCGCCTTTAGTTATATTTGCTACTTTAGAACTTATGAAGCTCCCTAATGCGATCAAAGCGATCCCTGCTGCAATAGCCGTAAACGGATTTGAAAACGCATTTTTAATACCTATCATTGCTACACCAATACCAATAGCTGCTTTACCTAATTGAGTTGCTATATTACCTATAACACCAAGTAAAGAAGCACCAAGTACTTGCACAATATTACCACCGTTAGCCAAAGCAGCTCCCATAGAATTACCCAAAGCTGCAAAAGCATCTTGTACACCTGAATTTAATATTGTTTCAGATAACGTTTGAAAATCTTTATTTAGTTGACTTGATAATTCATCAATAGGACTTACTATTTTTACAGGTTTTAATTCTTTTGGTAAATTTAAATTTGTATTAATTTTTATATCATCTATTTTAATGCTTTTAGCTGTTAAGCCATTAAGTTTAATTTGTTTATTAATTAAATCTTGTATAGTTTGACTTTGTGGCTTATATCCATTTTCAATCAAACTATCAATAGCTTTTTGATAAGCTTTAATATTATCAGCTTTAAGCTCTTCAGGTGTATTACCAAAATGAACAGAATTTTTAGAAATATCAGCAGCTAAATCTTCATATATTGCTTTTATCTTTTTCTGAGCTTCTGTTAAGTTTACAATTGCTTTTCCAGCTGCTTTTTTTGTAACTACATCTGTTGTTGCAATAAAAACATCTGCATCTTTTACAACAGGCTCAATGGGTATATCAAAGCTAAATTTATCTTTTATTGTTTGTATTACTGAAATACTTAAACTTTCAAACTTTTTAGCAAAGTCAGTAAAGCCAAGAGCATTAAATAATTTACTTTCAAGTTTAGCTATAGCCGTAACAGCGCTTAAAACAATATCAAATATGCCGTTCCAAACTTTTTTAGTCATTAATAAAAGTGCTTTACCAAGGCCATCCCAATCACCTGTTAAAATAGCAGTGCCTGCTTTAAATACACCAGCTATAATATAAAATACTATTTTTAAAAATTTAAAAACATTATCAAAATAAAACTTAGTAATTGCTAATATATCTGCACCCCACTTATCCCAAAATGCTTTAAGTGTTTTTGTAAATACTTGCCATGCTGTTTTTATATAATTTATAACAGAATTAAATGCCTCTTTTAGCGAGTTAAATACGCTTTGACCAGTACCTGTTGTAAAGTAAGCAACTATATCATCCCAATATTTTATAATTAGATATACAGCACCAGCTATTGCAACAGCTATTAAAGCAATTGGTCCAGTAATAGCAGCAAAAGCGCCACCAAGTACTGTTAACCCAGTAGTTAAAGCAGGAATTACTGATGTTGTAAAAACACCAATAACAAATATTACGGGACCAAGTGCTGCAAGTATACCAGCAATTGTTATAATAACTTTTTGAGTTGCTGGTGAAAGATTTTTAAAAGCTTGTACAACGCTTGTTAATTTTTGAATTAAAGTATCTACTATACCAGATATATCAAAAGCCTGGTTTATAGACTCACCAATATCTGATAAATTACTTTTTACTCCATCACTAAGGTTTTCAAAAGCACCATTAATACCTCCGGCGACCGGTGGAAGTTTATTTAAACCGTTTATAATAGTATCAACAACTTGAGCTGATGTAATACCAAGAGTTTTTAAATCATCGCTTCTGGACGTTCCAAAAGCTTCTTTTAATAAAGGTGTTACTTGTGGTATAGCATCTTTAATAATGTTTAAATCTTCACCCAGTGGAAAATCAGTATTAGCAAGTTGTTGCAAGCCATAAATAGCGCGCTCAAACTCATCACGACCTTTGCCTACAGTAGCAACAGCATTACCAAAAGCTCGCATAGAGCTCTCAGCTTTTTCTGCACTAAAACCAATAGTTTGTAAATTGATTGACCCTTTAGCTACCTCAGGTAAGCCTAAGCCAGGAAGCTTAGCAAGTGTTTGTAGACGAGTAAATTGTTTGTTTGCTTCTTCAGCACTACCACTAACAGCAGTAAGCCCAAGTTTTAAAGCTTGTATATCACCAAAAGCTTTTACTGAAGCAACACCAAGGCCAACAATTGGAAGTGTTAATGTTTTAGAAAGCGTTGCACCTAATTGCTCAGCAGCTTTACCAAACTTTTCTAATTTAGCTTGTGCAGCATTTAAGCTTCTTTCAAAGCCACTAATTCCGGCAACTATTTCTACTTCTAACCTTTCCATTAGCGCATCCTATTAAAGAAATTTTGTTTTTGAGCTTTAGTTAAAGGTTTACCTTTTTTTCTTTTTGGCTGAGCTTTATAATCTTTATCAGTTGGAAGTTTCCACCAAAGTAACATATTTTTAGCAGCTTTTTTAGGGTCAGAGTTTGTCTTGTAAATCATCCAAGCTAAAACCCGGGTGTGCTCATATTCTTTTGATAATGCTTTCTGCAAACCATTAGAATATGCGCACCATTCAACCCAAGTCATTGCATAAAAATCAAACAAAGGTACTCTAAGCTCTCCAACTATTTGTAGCAATTCCCACTCAGAAGGAAAAGCTATTCCGACTTTTTTGCGGCAACAGATTTTTTTATTTTACCAGCAGGCTCGGGGCCTGTAAAGCTATCTTTGAATACTTCAAATATTTCTTTTAGCTTGTCCATATCCATATCATCAACCCACTGCGTAACTTCGTCAATATCAAAATCAACATTTTGTTTAGCTACCATACAGTTGTTGACCATGCCAAAATAAACAAGGTCAACAAGTAAGTCAAATGAAAATACAAAACCACCAGCAAAATTATTATGCTTAGCCATTACATCAAGTAAAGCACGGTTACCAAATTTGATACCACGCTTTACTCCACCCAATGCTACTTGTATATATCCATTCATGGTTTAAGCCTCCTCGTCAGGTAAAACCATAACCGGTGCACCAAGGCCGCTAAAAGTAGCATCAAAAGATAATGGATCGTCGGTATTAGCTTCTTCGCTATACTCTGTTATCATAGCAGTACCTGCACGATAAAAAGTGTTATCAGCATTAGCCATTTTCATTTCAATAATCTCACCAGCCGCCCATATTTCAGAAAGTTCCTGATAGTTTGCTTCAGCTGGGTCAACATCAGTTATAGCTTGACCTGAGCCAGACATCGACCAGTTACCGTTGCCAGCAATACCATCTTCCCAGCCTTGCGTACATTTGTTGTTTACAACTTTCTTTTCCTTTGAGCCAGAAAAACCATTTGTTTCTAAACAAGCCACAGCGCGAAACTCTGTTTCAGGCACTACTGCGTTTACTCTTTTAATAAATAAAACGACATCTTTGCCGTCAATGTATGCTCTTGTAGCCATGATTTTAAACCTCCATTATTAGTTGTTGATACCTGATTAATCTTCTGTATATACGATGCGTTTTTGACTCTGTATTTTGTTTTAAGTCTTGTAGTACTTTAGTATTTACTATTTGTAAACCGTCAAATATTTCAAATCTTATTTTACTATTTATAACAGCTAAAACTTTACTTGCCATAGTGTCTACTTCTTTGCTGCCACCAACTTTATTTTTTGGATAGCTTGTAACAAAATCAAGTAGTATTTGTACACTATTACCAAGCCCTGTTTTATTAGAGTCTTCATTTGTACTAATATCCGCTATTAATACATATGGTGTTGCTGCTGTATCTGATATTGCACCAGCTTCATAACAATCTAACTCTTGCGCTTTTATAGTTGTATAAAACAAAGTTCTAACCGGTGTATGAATATCTTTCATAAATACTGCGCTATACTTTGTTCTAATGTTTTTAGCAATTTTTTTCGCTCTTCAAAATATCCTGGAAAGAAAAAAGGCCTCGCTGATAAATTAACTTGTCCTTGATTATTTCCTTTAAATTGTTTAGCATAATTTGTTAATTCTGTTGGTACTTCAACCTCTGTTCCCGTTCCAAATTCTACATAAGGTGCATATTCAGCACCAACAAAGACTATATAATTTAGACCCCCGTTTTTAGGCTCATTGCCTATGCTTTGTTTAAGTACCCCTAAATCAACGGGTACTTTTTGCACTGCTTTTATAACTATCATATCAGCGGCGTCTTCTATATCTGCTATAGCTGCTTGCTTTACTTGATCTGGCAGCTTTTTTAGTTTCGCTTGTAATTCTTTTAACCCATTTATTTTATAACCCTGTGCCACGATTTACAGCTATTAAAACCCATTGTTTTGACTGTTCAACATCTTCAGTTATTTCAATTATTTCCAAATTTTTGTTATCCCATAGGATCGTATAATTTGATTGTGGATTGAAATTGGCGCGTTGCCTTAATTTAATTTCATAAACTGCGTCAATACCTTCTTGAAGATTTTCGGCCGTTCTGGAGGCTTTAATTTGCCTTATACTTGACCAGGTTGTTAATACTTCACTCTCTTCGGGACCAGGTAAAAACCCACCAGCACCATCAGATATTAAAGCAGCATCAAAGAACGATATTTTTTGTGTTAGCTTGCCACCATTTATGCTTGTCATAATCCAACCCTTCTCCGAGACTTATCTAATAGCTTTAAAGATGTTCCGTAGCTCAAACCCGTTGTGCGGTTTTCAAAAGCTATATGTACCATATTTAATAAAGCCAACTTCAAATCACCTGGTAAAGTTCCGGCGTCATAACCAACTGTTTGTTTACCATCTTCTGATATTTCACCACCTGGTGCAAAAGGTAAATAAACACTTTCATCAGTATAATCACCAGCTAACTGTATTTCACGTATACCAATACTTAAACCTGTATATTTTTCAGCCTCACACCTTGCAGCACTTATTAACATTTCAATTAAGCTGTCAAAATCAGGATAATCAATTGTCATAAAAGCTTTAGCTTCTTCTACAGTAATTACTTCAGTTTGTACATCAGTTATTATAGTATAAGTTACTTTAGGTTGATATGGCTTACAGTAAAAAGACATTACAAATTAAATATATTGGTTTCAGTATCTTTTTTACCTTTTATTTTCTTGGCAGGTATTACAGGATCAGATTGCTCTTGCTCTTGCTCTTGCTCTTGCTCTTGCTCTTGCTCTTGCTCTTGCTCTTGCTCTTGCTCTTGCTCTTGCTCTTGCTCTTGCTCTTGCTCTTGCTCAAAGTCTTCAATTTCTTCCTGCTCAGGTGTTAAATCTTCAAGGTCAACAACTTCTTTAGCTATTGACATAGCAATCATATATTTAGCTGAAGCTTCAGACTCAATAGTATAATTTTTACCCTTTTTAAAGTCTAAATAGCTTCTTAAAAATCTTAGTTTCATAACTAAATGTTTTAGCGATAAAAAGGGGTTTCGCTCCCCTTTTTAGTAACGGGTCAACCGTATTATCGTTTTAGTAAACCGGTGGCTAATTTAGCGGCCATTGTGCCTGCTCCCGTATAAGTTACCTTATAATAAGTATATTGCGACGGGTTAACATTCCATTTAAATGATTGTGCTGCTACCTGATCTGCTGGGCTAAATACTTGCGCTGTATCAATTTCTGCGTAGTTAGTGCCATTCAATGAGCCATATAACTTTACTGTGCCAGCAGTTGTCCCACTAATTTCAGTTACTGTTGCTAAAATAGTAATGGTATTAGCAAAACCGGGTACCCGCAAAACCTGTGAACGAGCACCAGTATTCGTAACCGTGTCCAAAGCCAAACCAGTAGTTGTGCTTTTCATTGTTGTGTAAGCGCCTTCAGGCGTTTGTCCATAAGACAAAGTTGAAATAACTGTAAGCAATATAGCTACAGCAAAAAGTTTAAATGTTTTCATGTTTTTTAAGTTTGAGTTTTAATATTTTATGCCTATAAAACCCTGCATTTATTTCAGTGCAGGGCTTTTGATTATTATTTTAAAGTTTAGCCTTCGCCATCACCATATAAGTTACCATAAACAAGCGCCTTAGAATTGTAAACAGCTACTGCAACGCGTTCTTCTATACGGAACATTACTTTATTCTTTTTAGCCAAAGCTGCATCTTCAAACATGCGTATTTCAGGTTGCATACGCTTAACAAACTGAACAGCACGAGCATCCATAGCCAGGAATTTACCAGCCGCGATAGATGTGGTTGCAACTGTTTGTACACCGCTTATATTAAGCACCCCTTGAGCAAAACCAACAGTGCCTTGTGGCAAATCAAACTCTTGTGAGCCTGTTGCTTTGTTTAAGCCCACTTTTACAGTGTCACGAGGACGCATAACAAAGTGAGATGTACGATGCTGTCCAAAAGTATCTTCTGGTAATTGACCATAAGCAGCGTCCACTAAACGCTCAACAGGCACAGTATAATCACCATCGTACGGAGTAGCTTTAACAAGTAAACCAGTTACTTCGCGGTTTAATATAAAAGCATTTTCGCGGGTTTTAAGGTCAAGCAAAAGCTGGTTTTGTAAGAAGCTTGTTAACCATGGTACGTCATCAAGCATTTCACGTTCAACAATAACAATACCAGCCAACCAAGCAAAAGCAATGGTGCGTTTTGTAAAGTCATAATCAACTTGCGCTTTATCTTCGTCATCAGTACCATCCCACTCATCAATACCGCCTTCACCACCGGTTTTTTCAGGGTAAACAATACCAGTACCACCTGAAGTTGCACCTGGTAATATATCACCAAGGAAAGTTTGTTCAAATGGTGGTATATAAAGCGGTTTTTGTATTTGATAAAGTTCAGTAGCTGAAGCAAAGTTAGCAGCGATTGACATATCACCAACAGCTTTCATTTCAAACACTAAGCTTTCACCTTTTTTGTGATTTTTAATTGCCTCAGCGTTTTCAGCAATTGTTTCAGCTAAAACCTGGTTAAAGGATTTGGTTTCTAATTCCGGACCACCACCTTTACCTAATTTTTGAACTTTAACATCAAGCAAATCCAATGTTTCTTGAATACCTGTTGCTAAAGCTTTAACGTCTTCAACATCTTGTTTAGATGCTTTATCACCAAGGTCATCAATTTTTTTCTGAAGTGCTTTAACTTCAAGCTTAACAGCAGCGGCTGCTTTAGCATCAAGGCCTTTCATTAGTTTTGTTTCGATACCTTTAAGTAAAGCTTTTACACCAGGCTCATCTGCGTCATCATCGTCATCGTCACCGGGCTCGTCATCGTCACCGGGTTTGGCAAATTGTATGCCAGATTTCAAGCGCATCCCGCTTGCTGCCATAAGGCTTAAGGCCGAAGGACCTTTTAAATAGATTTTTTTCATTTTAGTTTAGTGCTGATTTTAAGTCCAAAATTAAATTTGCTCGTTTAAGTGCTTCTAAAACCGGCTTAGCTTTTTGAGTGGTGACTTTGTCAACCGGCTCAGAAGTAAGTGACTTTAATATTAGCTCTATTTGTTTTAAGCGTTTATCTGAGTAAGGTAAGTTATATGACTTAGTTAAAAGCTCCATAACACCGTAGTGAGATTTTATTGATTTGATACTTCCAACGGTTGCCAACTCATTAGCAGCCCAAGCTGATAAAAAAGAATATTCGCCTAAAAAGCCATACTCTTTAATAATAGATTTATTTTTTATATCACGTATCGTTTTACCGTAGCCGATTGAGAGCTCAGCGTTTAGGCCGTTGTCTTTCATTAGCATTATATCGGTGAACATATCTTGTGCCACAGCTTTCTTCATATTGAATTGGGTTTTAGTACCCAAGCCATAAGCATCAGCGGTGTCAATTTCCAAAGGCACACCTAACATAATTGTTGGGTTGTGATCTTTTAGCACACGAATACGTTTGAAATTATCTTTTACCGTTTTAACTAAAGAACCTGGAGCAGATATATCACCATCAGCATCTTTATTACCATAAACAGCAGCATAAGCAACTACGATACCTTGCTTTTCGTCAAGGTCTTTTATATCGGTTGAAAGTGCTAGATCGG